CTCCCGCTGTTCTTCAATAGGAAGAGAATACTTATTTTCATTATTTTCTATATTCTTATTTCTATTCCTAAAAATAAACTTTTTGTGCTCGTCTTTTCCGTGTGTATACCAAAAATCATAATCGTAATATGATGGTTCTCCATCATAATACCAATCCCCATCATCAATAAATGTATCCGTATCATGCTGTTCCATAAAATCATTAATAAATGAAATGATTTCTTTTTTTACATCTGACCATTTTCTTCCATCATTGATTCGAATATCAAGTGCTTCATCATGTGCTTCATTATTTGTATGGTCCGATACTCTGATCTTTGCCAATGTTTCACCATCATCATTCGATAATTCTATATAATTTGAATAACTGGATATTCTGCTTTTATCATGGTATGTCTCTAATCCATATTTTTTTTCAATAAAGTCTGCTAGATCTTCCATCTTTTCTTCCAGATAATCTGGTTTGATACTTATAGAATACTTGTCATTTTCTATAGCCTCTGATTCTGACCTTCTCTTTGCCTCACTCCATACATCAAATATATTATCTCGGATTTCCTGTGCTGTGATTGCATCCATTTTTAGTCCTTTTTTCGCTGTCTCAGATAATACATGATCGTCAAGGAAAGATACGATTTTATCGTACAGTTCTTTGAAAAAGTCTGCTACCGTCTCTAAAATGCTCTTTTGTTCTTTCTGTGAAATATTCTCTTCCGTCATATAGCGTGAGAAGTCCTTCACTCCTTCTTCTGAACTGAACACTCCGGCCAGATAGTCAAATACAAATTCATCTGCCGAACCCTCATATGTTTTATCTGATTCCACACGCTTATAAGTGTCATAATATTTCTGGATTCTGTCAGACAGATATGTTGCGCCCTCTTTTGTCTGTGCATAGTCAAATACGGCATCCATGACTTTGCGCATACCTTCCGGGTTATATGTATTCGCCCATTCGTTCAGCTCATGAATCAGCGTCTCGTATTCATTGTGCGATGTGCTACTTAATGCGATTCTTGATAATGCCTGACTGAAATGTCCGTTTTCTCCATGTTCCAGCGAATCATTCAAAGTGATTTCCAGTCCGGTTTTCTTTGCAACACGTTCCGCAACCTCAGCCATTCTTCCATCCGCTTTATCTGTTCTAAGGTCAACTACCTTTCCGGCTCTCTCTGTTTTCTCCGTCTGTTCTGATCCGTTGACATTTTTCTGCTGTTGCACCGGTGCAACTTCCGCTCTCTGGCTGTTATTCTGTCCGAGCGTGTACATTGCTTTCAATGTTGCCGGATTATTTACACTCATGACAAGCTGTGCATTCTTTGGGTTGTTCATAAGTGATTCAAATGAGCTTGTTCCAAGTTTTCCTGCATTATAAAATACGGCACTTGCACGCACATAAGGTGCGACTTCCTCATTATCCCAGTTATTGATTAGTGTATTGGCTACTGTTGCCGTATCCATGGTGGTTGAAAAGTTATAAAGCTGCTGCAGGTTTCTGTCTGGAATCTCAATCTCCGATAAATCTTTCAGTGTGCCGTTTGACATGCGGATGGTTGCATGATTGCCAGAAACGTTCTGCACATCGATCACAATCTGTTTTTCCCCCGTACTCTTCACCACTGCTCTTGTGACACCTGTATGACTCTCTCTTCCCTTTTTCTCCATCTGCGCATAATGGTAACTGCTCTGAACGTTGTTAATTGCGTCATTTACGGCAGTATGCTTTCCTTCTAATGTTTCTGCATATACGGTCGGTAGGTTCGGATTTGCTTCAAATTTTTGCGTCCTGGTATCATTTTCTTCATTCGTCACCTCCTCACTCGGTGTCGTGACTGCTTTTATGATCTCCTTTGCATCTTTTCTTGCCTGCTGTTTCGTTTCGCCAAGCTCGGCAAAACGTTCTGTCAATACGTCTTGAATATCCTTTCCAGATTCCTCTGCCATAGACTGTGCAATTGCTCCAAGATCTTCCGCATTAAGATTTTCTCTTCCCTTTTCCTCTACGATCTGTTTTGCAGTTGTTCTTTCATCCATCTGCTCTGCTACATCCAATACATTGTTTTTTAATTCTGTTGTAGTTTCGATATGTGCCCCCAGCTTATGGTAATTGACAGCATTTGCCGTATTTGTGATTCCACCCATGATACCACCGGAAATAGCACCTGCAAGTACATCCTGTGCGATCTCGCCCATAAAATCTTTACTTGCCATGTCTTTTGCTTCCTGTTCTGTATATCCCATGGAAACATAATTCTGTACATTCCGGTTGTACTCTGACTGGTCACCATTGATGATGTTATCCGCAATTGCATTTGCAATATCTGTAAATCCTTCCTCTGTTCCTTCGATTCCTGCCTGTGCCAGTGTGCTCACGATTGCTTCTTTTGCCGCTGTTTTTCCGCTTCTATGCAGAATATCCCATGCATGATCTAAAGATACCACCTCAAACAGCATCTCATTAATACCTGCAGCTGTGGCGTGCTTGATGGAATTTTCTGTACTGATTCCGTTCGCCTGATCCTGCTGCAATGTCGTTGCATATGCAGATGCGCCAAACTCCGGCAAAGTTACGATATTTCCAACCGTTTTCGCTGCTTTTCCTGTCAATCCAAGACCACCAACAACCTCACTTCCCAGTGCTACGGAATATGCGGATTTTGCCGTACTCATACCTACTCCATACGCAAACTGTCCATACTTATTATCAATCTTATCGCTGACCGCACTTTCTGTCGCATTTGAGAAATTAGTCAGTGCATATGCATCCGAGTTTGTATTAACAGGTGCACTTGGATCAGCATAATATGGTCTTTTTAATGTCTCTACTGCCGCTGTCAGTCCTGCTGCCGGTGACATTGCCACATCTATTACTGACATTCCTATACCATTTACTATTGGATTCTCATTAACAGCCTTCTGTATTCCCTCATTCATTTCTATTGTTTTCTTCTCATCATTGATCTCATTTACATACTGAGTCAGAACATCGACATTCTTTATTCCTGATTTTTCCAGAAGTTTCCTATACTGATCCATTTTCGAAATATACTCTGCATTATTCTTTGCAATGTTCGTGTCATAATTCTGGTTCAATCCGGAAAATGCCATATTTGACTCTACCATGTTCTTTGCTTCTGCATATTCTTCCAATGTCTGTCTCTGTTCATCTGTCAGAGCACTTAAGGCATCTTCACGCTTTTTATTATACGCATTCCGCTCTTTTTCCGCTTTCCGCCTGTCAGACTCATTCTGATATAAGTCAATCTGTTCCTCCTGCTCGAAGTGCTTGCTCGCAGCCTCCGGACTCCTTCCAAACGATGCAGCATATTCTTCGTCTGACTTCTGCATTCTTTCTTTTGCAATCTTAAGTGCTTCCTCAATGGCTCTGTCATCCATAGTCTGGATGATTCTGCTGCTGGTTGGAAGCTTGCTGTCCTCGGTAAAATAGCGGTTCTGTCCTTCCTTTATTCCGCTTTGAATTGTGTTGACAGACGACATCTGATTTCTTGTGCCATAGTACTGCTCTAATTTTTGCAAGCCAGATTGTGCAAGCTGGGCGATATCCTCATTATTATCCTGATCTTCTACACCATAATGGGCTTTCAATTTTTTCATTGCATAATCTGCTGCTGTTTCACTTTCTTGATAGTTTCCATTATCCACCGCCTTAGCCGCTTCTGTTACTTTGCTTTCACTATATCGCTTGTCATTTCCATTATAACTATGCAATTCAGATAATAAGTCTGCACCTGTAATCTGCTTTCTTCTCATAATCTTTCTCCTTATTTTTTCTTATTTGCGGCTGTATAAATTTCCTGCTGTTTTTTCTTTAAAATTGCATTTGCTTCTTCCTGCGTAATAATTCCTTTATTCACATTACTAGCAAGCATATTTGCATATGATTTATCTGCAACATTGCCAAATTTACCTGAAAGGTAATTAAACTGATCTACCTGTTTCACCTTCTTTATTTCTTTTTCTAAACCTTTTCCAATTTTGCTTGAACCACTTGATTTGCTTCCGGATGAACCTCTTCCGGATGAACCGCTTCCAGAACTCTTTGACTTAGCAAGTGACAACGCATACTGCTTTTCCCACTGTGAATCTGATACATTATCTCTCTGCTGCTGGTAATTAAACGACTGCTGCCACTGCGAATCCGATACATTATCCCTGCCTTTGTTATATTCAAACTGCTGCTGCCACTGTGAATCTGCAATGGCATCTCTTTCCCGGTTGTATGCCATGTTCTGGTTAAACTGGTCTTCGCTCTGGTTATAATTGGCTATAAACTGGTCATTTCCAATAGAATCATTGTATTTGTTATAATAATAGCCTCTGTCGTCTTTCCAGTCGGTCACTGTATCTCTGTATTGTCCGTACTCTCTGTCTTCCTGGCTTCCGACTGCCGAAAACTGGTTGTAGAGCTTGTCTGTATCCATCTGGTATTTATCCATTGCAAGGCTATATAACTGTGGAATCACGTTATTTAACTGCGTAAGATACTGCTGGTTTGCCTGTGTTGCAGCCGTGGCCGCATAACTGTTTCCAAAACCTCCTGTTAATGTCGCAGCGTTTGCCTGAGTATCCATTGCCGCCTGTTTTCCCAGCTGTGTGTACTGGTCCTTATACTGCTGATACAATGGATCTGCGTTAAAATCATAGGAAAAATCCTTCTGATTCACAATCTTATCCATCAGACTGTTTATCGTTCCCTGCCAGTTGCTCTGATACGCTCCCGGTCTATTGGCTTCGATTTCCTCTAATTTCTTTTTTGCCGCTGTTGTGTTCTGTGAAAAAATACTACTGATATCGTTTATAGGCATACTATACCTCCTTGCTCTTGGCCATGTTTTCAATAATGCCTTCCAATGTGTTTACTTTATTTTCCAGATTCTCTATATACTGGCTTGTGCTTTCGCTGAATGCATACAAAAATGACTTCGTATTCTGTATATTCTGCTCATTTGATAACTTTCCCACCTTGATATTCGGATAACCAAATCTTGTACTCATTGTTTTCCGCTCCCTTCCTCGTACTCTTTTGCGATACTGTATATCCTCACATTACCTTTTCCTGATAACCGCAACTGCATATGGTCACATCTCCGTACCTTAAGCGGCAGTTCCAGACTTCTAGGTCTTGTACTGTAATACTTCATCAACTCTTCCCATGCACCCGAGCTGTCATAGGACACTTCCACCTTTAGATATGCGTGTGTATCAATATGCAATCTGATCTTGAAATTCTTGATATACTTCGCAAATGGAGATTCAAGCCCGATCAGTCCGGTTTCCGCACTCCATTCTATGGTATCCTCCAGCTTTCCTTCCATGATGTTTCCTGGATAGATATCTTCCCCCGGATACCAGTATTTTTCATGTACTCCGGTTATCATCGGGAACAGTTTTGTATAGATTTTTTCATAGTTGATCACCTGCAGAACGTTGTTTTCATTGATCAGATACAATGCGCCGTCTGTTCTGGCAAATCCTTTTGCTTTGGTATTATCTTCCTTTATCCAGATGCTTTTCTTGCTGTCATACACAAACATGCTATATTCATATTCTGTATTCCGCATGCACACATAATATTTATCCCGGAAAGCTCCGCCTGTGGCGTCATAATAAATCTCTTTTCCAAATGCATCAGAGATGCTTTCCGGTGAGCTTCCATCAAAGACACATATTCCATCCCGGCTTTTGTAATAAAGGTACTCATTCAGCACTACGAGGCTCTTTTCCGAGCCTTTCTGTACTCCCCTTAATGTTTTCCAGTTAATCTGGAAATCAGATGGCTTTGAGCCGAATAGATAATGCACACCGGCATCCTTGAAGAAATATATCGTTCCCATGTAATTAATGCATCCGGTGAAATCCCCATCTGTACCGATTGTTGCCGCATAAGAATCAGAAACAAGTCCCATAAAACAATTCCAGTTTTTTGGATCTCCCTGCTTACACGCATATATCTCATGCTTCTCCGATGAGCATCCCCATACACGGTTATCCATCTCTGCTACAAAGTCCATATCCGGTACTTCACGCTTCAATGTGATATTGCCACTATTTGTGAATACCTTGTTGATAAATCCAACGATCACAACATTGTCATCATCACAGCTGTACAATATATTGGACTGATTAAAATTGTAATCATTATAAATTGCAGATGTTTTATCTACTCCACTGAAAGTGACCGCATCATATTGTTTGAATCCTTTCCCGATTCCCGGTGATGATACTTTCACGTATGTGGTAGCTACTGATGTCCATTCGCTTGTATTACTGCTCCACATCTTGATCACAACCGTGTCCTGTGATGTATCAATCCAATACTTATATTTTTCTGTATCAGGTGCTGTATTCCCGGTATAAGTATTCGTTTCATCAAATACTGTCCCATCCAGTTTACACAAAGAAAACGTCGGTGCTGTCGTTGTAGTGACTTCATTCTCCATATAGTCCACTGTCTGGTCATATGTGTTATAGATCAGTTTGTCAGGAAACACGCATAAATACGCTCCTATCATTGCAAATCTGCGCTCTTTACCTGCACATTCTTTTTTTAGATCACACACATATCCCTGGTCATAATAAAGTTTATTATCATCCACAAATACTACCTTATCGCATCCGAACATTCCCATCGGATTGACCAGCTGCTCTATGATTGCTCTCTTTGGTCTTACCGCCATCATAGGGAAGTAGTCTGTGGTGAGATTTTTCATATCATAAAATTCCCCGTCCGCAATCCTGCTGTTATGGTTATATCCCATAAATGTGTTCAGGATATTGATGCTGGAATTTTTTACATTTAACTGTGGCAACTGCATAGCATCCCTCCTAAACCTTAAAACGCTCCGTTAGTACCGTACCGTGCGTTCTGTACCAGTAATTAACAAATTCCTGCCAGCTGTTGTTGAACATCAGCATGGAATTTGTATATCTGTCCATCTCTTCATTTGTAAAATCAATCATGCTGAATAAATAATATTTATATAAATCTGTATATGGATCAGGTGCTAATAACTCTGTATCCATGCTTGTTTTCTCATCATATTTACTGTAATCAAGTGCTGTGATCCTCTCGTCCTCTTCACGCATGCAGAAAACCTCATTCACAAGCTTTCCTTCTACCGTATTGAGCCATCCGATCAGCACATTGTCTTCGAATTGATGTGGTTTTAATTCCCCTACCATTGTTATAAGTTCATTTACCGTCATAGCTTCTCTCCTTAAAAAAAAGAGGACACGGAACTACTCCGTATCCCCTTTCCGTTCTAGGCAAAATTTTTAGTTGCTTCTTCCATTCTCTCAATCGCAAGCTCATCCATTTTTTTCATGTTTTCAAGTACCTCGCAGACATACTCCGGAACATTGACAATTTCTCCTCTCTTGATCTGGAAGTTCTTTCCATTCACGCAGACAAAAACATCGTCTCTCTCACTTTTGGTTTTTTCAATCTTGATCGGCACCATTCTCACTTTCTTGTTTTCAGCTTTTATAGGAGTGTTCTCTGCTTTCGCAAGCTGTTTCTTATAATCCTCTAATGCCGCCTGCACTGCTGCTTCTTTTTCTGTCTCTGCCTGTTTTAAGGCTTTCTCTACTGCTTTGTCTTTTTCTGCTTCGGCATTGGCAAGAGCTGTTTCCAGTTCTTCTACGCTTACCTGATGTGTACTTTCCTCTGCTTTACTCATTAATTTGCCTCCTCATTCTCGGATTCATCTGAGCACGATTCGATGCGAACCATATACTGCTCTACAAGACGTTCTGTTGTCTTGGTTGCTTTCCATCCGACTGTTGCACGCTGGTTTAATGGATCTTCTCCGGAACCCAACTGTTTGATGATTGTCTGTAATCCGCCTCCGGATACTTTCGTTGTACCATATGCGCCGCTTCCAACAACGATTGTGGAATATACCGCAAGACCTTCCGGACAGTTGTTTTCAGTCTCTCTCCATACCTTTGCGTTTGAAGATTCTACGAAACGGATTCCAGCAATCTTACCAATTTCTCCTTCGTAAATCTTTTCCGGGTTCTTATACTTTGTGATATCAATCCATCCGTCTGACATCATAATGTCTGCTGAGCAGGATGGATGGATGATTGCTACATAGCTTCCATCAATCTTAGGTGCATGCATTTTTTTCAAATACGCTGCCACCTTAAAGAAAATGTTACGATCAAGCTTATCCGCTTTGGTGAGCTGTGATCTTGATGTTTTTCCATTTGCATAGAAAACAGCTGTTCCGCCGCAGAGTACGTCACGTGTGATGCAGTCTAATGTAAGTCCTGCCTGTGAGCCTAATTTCTTTGTTGCCTGGATCACATTGTTATCAATAGCTGTGAGTGTCAGCATATCGGATAACGTAATATAATCTCCGTACTGATCAACAGTGGAATTGATCTTGGTAACGTTTAACTTGTTTCCATTAGGTGTTACACCTTCTGTCAGTGGTGTGAGAGCCGGTTTCAGATTGTCATATTTACGAAATTCGATTGTTTTACCACCATTTTTTGGAATGTCGTAAGTATCCGCAAACTGATCATGTACAAGTTCCGGACCAGCGATATCGATCAGATAGTCACTGTAATAGGTTTTCATTTCCACAGACATTCCCGGCAAATCTGTTGTCTGTGTGTTTGGTTCGGCAAATAACTGTAACTTTAACATTAAAAATCTTGCTTCTTTTGCTTTCATAGTTTTCCTCCATATATTGCAGTGGAGTTTACCAATATATAGTTTCTCCTTCTGCAACTCTCCTTGCAATCTCAGCTCGATCCTCTTTGGAAAGCTGAGATACATTTGCTTTTACAATTGCACCCGGCTGTGAATTGACAGCTCCTTCTACCGGACGTGCCGCCCTTGCCTGAATATTCTTGGCAACCTGACTGCTCACATTTTTTGCTGTGGCCGCCATAGCACCGCCCAACATTTCATCAAAATGCACTGCTTTGTATGCTGCTTCCACAGAAACACCATTCTGAAGCATCTTACAGAAATCCGGATTCTGTGTTTCCTCCTCAAAAGAGAAGTCAGATATGCCGTATCTTTCTTTCAGATCTTCTGCCTGCTGCATCCATTCCTGATATGTCTTTTCTCCCTGCTGTCTGGCTTCCTGCTGTTGCAATGCCAGTCTCAGATGTTCATTTTCTGACTCCATCTTTCGGTACTCTTTGTACTGTTCCACTGACATTCCTTTTTTTGCAGCTTCATCCTGGAAAATAGAGTCATCCTCCTGGATAGCCTTTGTAAGTGCATCAATATTGCTCGCATCTACGCCATACTTTCTGGACATCATATCAATGATCGGCTGCATTTTTGCATTCTGATCCTGTAATGCCTTGGTATCTCCGATACGTCCCTGCACGATCTTCTGTACACGACTATTAAATTCATCTTTATAATCGCCTTTGATCATGTTCTCAAACTGTGCAGATCTTTCTTCGGTTTCTTTTGTTGTGACTGTCTTTTCTGCGCCTGGCAGTTTCGTTTGTTCTGAGTAGTCGTCACTCACGTCCTGCTTTCCGTATACTACATTCTGCAGGTTATTACCTTTACGACCTTTTACTGTTGGGGCAGCGACTCCCTGTGTGCTTTCTGCTGCGGTACCTTCTCCTGCTGATGTGCCAGCGCTTGCTCCATCATCAAATGTCTGAAGGTTTAATAATAATTTTCTCATTTTTTCTATCGTTCCTTTCCGACGTGTCAGAGGATCATTCCTCGTTGTGTCCACTATAATTTATCCTAAAAAACCTGTGCCCCCCTTTTTAGGGTAATATTTTCAGAATAATTTTGCTGCAAAGCCTCAAATCCTGTTAAAATCGTTTCATATGCAGTGTTTACGGCATTGTCTCCTCCTGAAAATTCTATCAAAAGTTTTCCGTTATCCTCTTCATAAGAGACATTCTTTACCTGCTTTCGTTCCTCCATGATAAGCAGTTCATTCAACCACGTATATCCTAGTATGGATACTGCGGCACACACGATATCATTACCATGTGTGCCATATCCTGCATGTCCCTCAATATGTAAAATGTGTCTGTCTCCCTTTTTTTCTACCGTGATGTTTGTCATTTTCTGCTCCTATCTTGGTGAGGTTGCATTACGTGCAGCACTAGCTGCCTGTGTTGTCAATGATCCCCTGCTCTGTGTTGTGGTTCCACCTTTTGTATCAGTTCCACTCATTGCCGCTGTACTCGCTACATCTGGTGTCTGTCCTGAAAGATTTGTTCCGTTCTGTGCATCAACCACTGCGGTCAACTGCTGCACCATCTGCTGCAACTGCATTACCTGTGCAAACAGTGTTTGATTCTGTTTGATCTGTGCAAGTGTTTTCTCTTTTCCATCAAATTCCATCATATTCAGACACGCGATAGCTGCATCTGCATTTGCAGGTGCGAAAAACCCTGCTGCATAGAAATTCAACGCCATCTGGTTTTGCGATTCCTTACTGTAAGCACTCTTTTTTGCTGGTCTGATCTCTGTATCAAAAATTGGTAATCTGTTTCCGAGATCTATTTCAAACGCCTGTCCCTGTTCTCTTGGTAAAAGGCCGGAATTATCAAAACTCACAAAATCCTGTTCTCCGTCATCCCCTGTGATTCTGAAACATCTTTCCTCTGTATAAAACTGTCGAATAAGCTCGATCACCATCTGTACCACACGTGCAAATGCGCGATATGCGCTCTTATTGGAATCCCTTGCAAGTTTTCCAGCTGCTTCCTGCAATGACGCAATACCAGATGCACTGGTCACAGATGATGCCTGTCCCTGTGATGAAGCAGTATTTCCAGATGTGTCTTTTAATTCCTGGATTTTATTATTCAGAACTGTCACATAGATGCCATTCAGTGGTTTGCCCTCTAACGGACGGTATGCATTTTCTCCAAGATTTCCATTTGCGTGTACAAGCGTACATGACGGATTACTAAATTCTTTCTCATTAATCCCTGCCTGATCATTAAATATTGCCCTGTTTCTCGAGTTCGATAGTGCGTTATCAAGAATCGCCTGCTGCATTTTATCTATGTATGCCTGACAGTCTTTCATGACATCTATGTCAGAAAATCCGCATAGCATTCCCTCTTCCGGATACATAGTATCGATCACAAACGGATACATGCCGTGCTTATAAAATCCCTCTTCTCTCATCTGTGGATCATTCTCAGATGCAAACAACACCTGTCCGTTGCAGAACTTGCAGTATTGCAGGATTGTTTTTGTCTGCGGTATGCCGTCCTTATCATATCCGCTCACATGTTGTTTATAATACCAGTCGACAACTGCTGACTTTTCTGTCGTATCCACCTGATCATCATAGATATATTTATTCACATCCAATTCCGGGTAATTTCCAAGGCTCTTAAGGTTGGGATAGTTTTTCTTCAGTTCGTCATTATCTACTAATGTCACATAAAAGACATTTGCAGAATCCTGTATGTCTGTAATCCCGGACTGCCAGAACAGATTGATGATGTCACATTTCTTGATGCTGATATCTCCCAGCCCGTTCAGCTTTGTGTTATCCCAGCAGATACTCTGTGCAGAACTTCCTGCTTTGAGCTTGTACCAGCCAATATCGCTATATACCTGCTCATAGTCATTCTGCTGCAATATGACAGGGATTACAGACGATAATGTTTTTGCAGTTGCCTCATCGCTCCGCTCTCTTGGCAAAATGAGTGCTTCCGGGAAATTATCCATGATGTCTGCATGCTTATTGATGATAGAATTAAACAGCCATGCAGACGCTGGTCTGATATCATCCTTTTTCTGCTCTTTCTGCATCATTGGCCAGTGCTGCATCTTAAACCATTCCTCGTTTTCAACAATCCTTCTTTCCAGATTTGCTTTACACTCCTTGTATTTCTGCAAGATCCCCATCGCTTTCTTTACATCTTTGTCCGTGATCACGATCATCTGTGGATCTGGTGTCTGTTCACTGTCCGGATCATGCTGTTTATTATCCGCTTCCTGTGTGAGAATCTTCTGCTGGTTCCCTGCTGCCTGCATATCCTGCATCTGCTGTAGCATTGCCATGTTCTGTGGTGTAATTCCCTGCTGTTGCACCGGTGCAACTTTTGTTTTTGTTCTCTTACTGTTTGCCATTTCTGCCTCCTAAATACTATAAAATCTATATGGTTTTGTTGGTTCTGTTCTCTGATTCAACGGATCATTTATATCTATCTTCTGTGCTGCATTTGCTCTTGGAGTGATCGGGTTCTCCATTAACACATATCTGCACTCATCATATATATGATCTTCAAGTTCAGTATCTATATCTTCCGGGTGTGAATCGCTGTATATCAGGTTTGGAATCGTCCTGATGAAATTTGTACAGGTATTAAATACCTGGAACATACAGTCGCCCTCTTCATCAAATGCAAACCTATAGTGAAACTGCATTTTTCCCGGTATCCGTGTGTGGTCTCCCGGCGACCAGTAAACATAGAGTGGATGTCTTGCCTGCATTGCTGCTATGGATTCTCCTCTTGATTCATCAAAGATTGCCGGATCTGCTATTCCAATGATCTCTTTTCTCTTTTTGCTTAAAAATGGATCATTTTCTTCTGCTTCACGGATTCCACGTGCCTGTTCCACCGGATCCAGCATTAATCCTGTGTTCGGTTCTCCTGTGCATCCGTAATATTCCTTTATCCTGTAAATCTTTCCGTGTTCATCTACTGCATACCAGCCGACAGAAAATGGTTTCGAATAACCGAAATCATATCCTCTATATACTTTCCAGTGCTCCGGTATTCGGAATGGTTTAATTACGTGTGTCCACTTCCTGTCCTCATAATGTGCCGGATCATCTTTCCATTCTCGGAATACCTGACCTTTAAAGCTTCCCCAGTCGCCATATAAATATGCATTTCTTTCTGCCTCTGGTAGAGATGCTAACGTTGCAAGATAGTTTGGATCGTTTTTCAATAATTCTTCATTATCGAATATAGACGACGGTACAAAAATACGATTTCGTTTCATTTTTATCGTTGTTCCGTCTGGTTTATATACTTCATAAACTCCTTTAATCTGTGTCATTGGCGGCGCTGCCGTAATAAATCTATCCTTTACCCACTGCAATCCTTTACCATCCGGGTTTGCCGTCGACCTTGTATACACTCTTGTATTTGGTCCTACAGGTCTATTACGTGACAGCAGATACATGTACTGCGAATATGTGAAATGTGTTACTTCGTCAAATCCGACAAAGTCGTATGCTTTTCCCTGATAATTTAATTTGTCAGCTTCATGTTCCATGTATCCGAAGAAAATCTTTGCACCAGACCCGAATTTCCATTGCAATTTGTTGTCATTATATTTTGCATCTGGAAATGCCTTGCTATATAAATCATTTGATCGCGATATCAGACCTTCCAACTGTTTTGTAGTGTCTCGGAAAATAATCCCTCTATAATTTGGTACATTCACCTGTCTAAGGGCTTCAGCAAGCATTGCATCTGATTTTCCTCCGCCTGCTGCTCCGCCGTACAAAGCCTCATATTCTGGACGTTGCATAAATTCAATTTGTTTCGGTTGTGGTGTCCATATCACATTCATCTATTTTTTCCTCTTCTTCCGGCAACACTGGAGCAAGCATAATAACACCAGTATTATTTTTCTCTTCTTCCTCGTTTTCCGTTCTCTTCTTGTTCTCGTCAAACTCCTGCTGCAACCTCTGCATCTTCAACATGTCGTATTCACGCTTACGCACGTTCTCCGGATTGACTTCAAAGTATTTATCAAGCCATTCCATCGCTTTGAATGGATCAAGCATCTGTATTGAGTATCCATATTTTGTATCTTTTATACTTTTTACCGTCGTAGGATCAAAATTTGCTCGAAGTTCGATTCCTCGCTCTGTAAATGTTGCCACATCTCCTATGTCCGCAAATGCAATATCCATGTATCTCTGCACCAGATCATCCGCCGAAAAATACATCTGGTTCAGCTTTTCATTTTTCAGCATTTCGATAAAGGCTCGTATCTTAACATTTTTTAACAATCTGCTTGATGCTGCTGCCGCTGTCATGTAATCAACACCGTATGCCTGCATATATGCTTTTGTGGCATTATGCTTTTTCACGAAAAACACGCAGAATTGTTTCTGTTTCTCGTTCAATTCTTCATTTTCACAGACTACTCTTAGTTCTCCTTTTGTGACGGTGTTTGTTCCATCTTTTGGGATATCTTTTTTTACTTTTTTTGTATGCATACTTTTTTTATTTTTTGTATGCGCTACTTTTTTCTTTTCCCGAATCCAGCCATATCTTGTTTTCCAGGACTTCACAGTGGCTTCCGAAACGCCATATTTATCCGCTATGTCCTTGTATTTCATGCCGTTTATATAGTCTTTTTCAGCCTCAATATGTTTCTCAGCCACTCCATCACCGCCCTTTGCATACATTTTAGAGATTTGTGTATTTTTTTGCCCCCCTCAAAAGAAAAAGGACTAACACATTACTGTCAGTCCTCCTCATATTTCTTTTCCAAAACTTTCTTCAAGTTGCAATTATTGTGATATTTGAAGCAATTATTTCTCTGAAACTCTTTCTTTTCCTCTTCCGTTTTAAATTTAATAGCATTTTTTGCCCCATTCACTATCCCCTCACACGTTATTGATAATTTTTGAGATCTTAAATAATAAGGGCATTTTGTAAGCTGATCTGCTGTTTTATCATACATGCGCTGCTCCTAAAGTCTGTAATCTCTTCTTATGCATCCATCTAATTTTTTCTCTCCAACTTCTATAGGTTTAGTCACTGCATAGCATTTTCCATCATGGCAGCATGGACAACCTGTGCAATTTTCTGGCGTTGCAAAATCTAATCTTGAAAATTCCTCGTCTCCTTCTTTTCTCTGGTAATCCTGATACTCTTCTGTTCCATCTTTTCTTTTGACTGCATCCATTAAATTGCACCATGCTGGTTTTTCCTTACTTGGATCTTCCACGTCAACATCTTTACATTTTCCTTTAAATATCTCCAATGGTGTTCCACCTTTACATTTGCCCTTATAATAGCAAGGACATTCTGCACAGTTTTTTACTCTTTTCATTACCAAACAGCTTTGTAAAAGCCATTCTTCACATTTATTTTTTCTGACTCTTTCTTTAAATTTTTCTAGGTAAAATATCAGTTCATCGACTTCTTTTAAATTTTTAAAATCTATCGTCAGGCTATTCTCTGCAAGTCCTGTTTCAATGCATATATATTTTTCTTTGCATTTTAATTGAATTTCATTCTGTTTATTTCTGTTAAATTCCATTACTGTTAACATAGTTCTTTCTCCTTTTTCATCAATTTCTTTCTTGGTTTTTTTAATACTTTTCGGTATGATCTCCTTCTGCTAACAACCACTAATTCACTTTTATTTTCGTACAATATTAGCCAGCTGTCCGGTATAAGTCCTCTCGACTTTAAAAATATTCTTTCCTCCTTTGTCGGTTCTCTTCTTTTATATTCTCTTTTTAACATGTCTCCTCTCCTTTATTTTTCACTAACTGCTTGTCGTCAAACCATTTTATCGATCCACCTCCAAACTTTACTTTCGGCTGTCTGATAATGCTTTTCCCTATATGTTTTACTTCACCGTTTTTTATTGCAGTGAAAAAATGCAATGTTGTTTTATCCATGTTTTCAATACCTCCGTTAAACTTCCGTTTCTGCTCTTATCAAATTTTAAACGCCGTCCGCAATATGGACAGCATTTATATTCTTCCATCACGCTCATTCCACAATCTTTATCTGGACATCTCCACTCTGGAAAAGCTCCCACACTGTAAACTACGTACCCCACAAATTCAGCTTTCTTTTTTATCAGTTTCATTTTTCAATACCTCTATTAAGTTCGTTTAGACCTCCTTACATCCACATTTATCTCCTGCAAGAACATATTTCCCGTGGTTTTCAATATTAACATCGCAATTCTTATACTCTCCGTAAATACTTCTCTTGCAATCCGTACAATATACCGCCTGTTTAACTTCCTTACGGCATTTTTCAGACAGATTTTTTACGCTTTTTAAATCTTCGTCTGTCATTTCTCTGATTTTCTCAACAGATGTGATGCCTGCTCTTAATAATGTGTTATATGTTCTGACTGATAAATTTAAATCATCAATTTTCATAGTTTTTAACTCCTTTAATGTTCAGTTTTTAACTTTTTCCATTTTTACTTCATGGATTGTTTTTGCCAGTACCTCATACTCACATCTGTTTATATATTCCTGATTGAGCGGCATTGTCATACAAAATGGTTCGCATTCTGATATTGCATCTGTTTTTAATACGTGTGTATTCCATCCAATGACACGATCAATAACTTCCAGCGTTTCTGCATTGATTACATTAAATTCTCCATATTCAGCAACGCAAATATCAGCTGGATTTCCATGTGCTCTTAATCGATCTCCCTCGAATATATCGATTCCGTTCTTGTCCTTTAATCCTGCACATTGTTCAATAATGAATCTCTCCTTATACCTATCCGGATCCTGTATTATATCCAAATAGATTTCACTTTTAACCGGTCTGCTTTTTGGCAGAATTCCTATAAACACCATGCCAGCCGATAGATATTCTTTTCTATCTTTATCCCATACTCTATATTTTGCTTCCATCATTTACCTCCGTTAAAGTTCAGCTTAGTCTTGTTTGAAATGGAAAACCTCTTTGTATTTTTTCTCCTTTTTCCATTCACTTTCAATTTTCATGACTTCTTCAAAAGATAAGTCCGTTAATGTCTCGCCCTCACAATCCTTATGAGGTTGTCTGAAATTACCTACTACCGTATATTTATTTCCCATATTTTTCATTCCTTTCTTGATTAAAGTTCAGTTTAATTCTTCAATGCTTTCTCGCAGTTCCTCATAATAGTTAATCTGATCAGTACAATGATTGTCCAGTATATCAATCATTTCCCTTTTTGCATCTTCTAAGGATTTTGCTTGCATGAAATCCATGCGACCATCAATCACGGACTGCCATCCTGTCCCGTCACCGCAGTAAACAATACTTCCAATAGTGACACTTCCGTAATAAGCGATTATGTTTACTTGTTTTTCCCAATCACTTTGTTCTGGTTCAACCTCTTTCCATTCCATTGTGCACATAGTTTTCCTTTCCTCCAATTCTTCCTGACTGTATTTCCGATAGCTGATTCCGTAATTTGTGAATCCACCGGATTGATATGTTATGCATCGTGACATTTCATACCCCTCTTTCAGTTTAGTTGCTTGAGCCTCGGCTCATACGCCTTTGGCAGATTCATCCATGCAATTACCTTATCAGTGACTGTAAAATATGAATAATCGTCAGGTGAGTAATCACATACCTCATACCAGCCTTGTGGAATCCACCAATTATCATTTTCTTCTATATATTCCCAATCATCTGGAACTCCATCTGGCATATTCCATCCCATGTCTTCTACGGTACAGTGATGGTATGGAATATATACTGCTTTGACTACTCTCCGATAAGTTCCACCTTTCCATCCCTGTTTTTCAATAGTCACAAGTACTTCATCTGAACAGGTTTTATCTTTACATTTTGGTACTGTATTTTTATTCCATTGCGCCATAATTCTACCTCACTTAAATTTTAATATTGTCCATTTTGGTGGATTAAGCTTTTCAGAATACCATCTAATCATATTAGGGTGTCCTATTCTGCTCCAATCTTTATACCATTTATAAAGTGCGTACCATGCCATGTTTTTTTACCTTTAAATTCTAAATTTAAAAGCCAATTATACAATACCCATCTTGCAATCCGAATTGTGGTACGTTTCTAAGCACGTATTTTACGTTTCTTGAAATTTCTCTGCCAGTATAGTGATCTTGGGTATATTCACACAAAATTAAATTGTCACCAGGCTGTATATCATCTTCGTCTTTTCTAATCTCAAAATTCTTTTTCCTTATTTTCACATCTTCGAAATAACAAGAAAGAATCTTTTTCCTAACAGCTTTCATATCTACCTCCACTAAATTCTAATTTAACTGCTTATTCATTGCGCAACGGCATTCTTCCACTGTTCCGATTGCGTGATACTTCTGTATTTCTTCAAGTGCTGCAATTGCCATTTGTAAAGCACAGCTGCATTCGTCAGACTCTACTCTCTGAAAATTTAAAGCATCATTCAAAAAATTGCATTTTTCAATTGCCTCTTTCTCTGTCATCCTCGTACCTCCATTAAATCCTAATTAATCCGCATAAGATAAATCATCTTTGATAAATTCTACAAACTGCTCTTCAAATTCTCCCATCGAAGATATGTCGAATTCATCATCTCCAAGTTCTAAAAAGGCTAATAATTCTGCCTTTAATGTTTCACTGTCCAAATTTGTTAAATAATCCATACTCGTACCTCCATTAAATCCTAATTTAACTGTCCAAAGATTTTCTGATTTCTTCGGATAATTGTGTTTCTCTACCATACAGGTTTTCAATTTCCTCTGCTGCTTTTTCTAATAAATCTTTTATTTTTTTCGGCGTACCAATCGCCCGGTACTGCTGCACCTCTTCAAGCACATTGATTGCCATCTCCTTTGCTTTTACTGGTAAAGCCCCATGTGCTTCAATCATATTTAAAATACTAATTGCGTCCTTCTCGTCCATTTGACACTCCTTTCCAGATTGCATGCTGTCGGCACCATTCCTTGTCTCCCTGTGTACACGGTACATCCGTTCGTGATTCATATCTGCAAAACTCACACGGCACATGCTCCTCACTGAGTAATTTCTTAATATCTGCTTTTGCTACTGCCAGCTCTTTTTTATATTTTTTTGTGTTTTTCCGCATGATCCGTGCCTCCCATCTTCGCTACATACTGTCCGTATGTCATGCCGGCTTTCCTTGTCTTTACCGCTATATCAACGGCTGCTGCATTCGGATTTTCCATATGCACACCGTATTTCCTCTTTTTATCCTTTTCTCTCCATCTACTCTTTTTACACTTATCACTGCAATACAGACGCTTTGATTTCGTAGCGTCAAATTCTTTCCCACAATATTTACATTTCTTTTGCATGATTCCGCCTCACTTATTCAAAACCTTCCGCATGGATGTCTTTTTACTGATGACTTCCAATGTGTCCTTGCTCTCGTATACGACCATCCAGTTTTCTGGTCTTAGTTTGTGTGCAGAAATGATCACTTTCTGTGCTCTTGTCGGTTTACTTGGCTGTTTCATAATTCTCCTTTCTTCCGGAAGCCCCAGCTACGCTTCCGGAAATCCTCTGTTGACAGTTACGTGATATATTATTCAAAAGTTGGAAAATCCCATTTTTTATAGACAAGCCCATCTTCTGACCAGTCCGGATACTGCTGCATAAGATGCTCTTTCATGATCTCTAACATTTCCGGCCGGAGTCCTAAGTTGCCGTTATCCAGCAATCCATGGTGATAGCGGCAGCCAAGCACACCATTTTTCTCAATACCAAGTCCACCCTGGCTTTTATTTATGTAATGCATGATGTCCGGTATCCCTAAAAGCATTTCTGATCTGCACTTGTCCATGTGGTACTGCATTTTACAGAACAGGCACTCATTACCATCCCTTTCTGCGATCAGTTCACAGGTTTCTTTTGGAAAATTGTAGTTGACCTTATTTTTCTTGCTTTTTTTCATCTCTTCACCGCCTGCTGCATCCGCTCGATCTCTTTCTGGTATTTTCTCTTTAACCATGGCTTTGGCATCCGCATCCATACGGACCAGATGAAAAGCCTGATCCTAAACATCATCCTCATCGGCATCTCCTTTGACCAGCTCCTGTAATGTATCTTTTAAATATTCAACACGATCTAATATGGTTGCCAGCATTCCCTGTGGTATCGTATATTCCCAGTCATTTAGAGTTAAGCGGATAGCTTCAACCGTTCTCTTGGCATCCTCAATAATCTGCTTTTCTGTTTTCTTTTCCGGTAAATATTCCGGGTGGTTCATGATGTCGTCCTGTCCCGGTATCTGCTCCTCTGGTACGTTTTCTCCCTGTTCTGATACGCTTTCTTCCGGTTTTGAAACGTTTTCCTGCAAATTTACAACGTTTTTGTTAGTTTTGCTGTCATTTATAACGGATTCTGTTACATTTTCCTCTGTATTTTTCGGATCCGGCTTTGGAATCTCCGGATCAACATCATGAAGTGTCTGCTCTCTTGGCGGCTCCGTTTTTACCGCCTGCTTCACGTCATCCTTCTTTTTGATCGTAGAGATAACTTTGCTCTCTTTTCTTGGTGCAGATTTCGGTTGTACCGGTGCAACTTGCTTTTCTTCCGGTAATTTCTCACCGTATTCCTTTTCCCAGGATTCTCTCCATGTTCCTGCTGCATGGCTGATCTTCCTAAATGCTTTTTCAATATCCTCTTTGCTGTACATTTCGTTCCGGCTCGCATCACGCAGGTTCAAAAGCTTTACTTCATCACTGTTTTCTGTAATCGCAAGCATATGTGCACCTGCTCCCGGAATACGGATCGTGTAGACTGCTTTTTCATTCGGTATGAGGTTCTCAATGAACTGCTTTCCTGTCTCTCCATTCTTAACAGCAGAAGTCCACAGCTTTTCGTATATTTCCGGTGCATCTTTACCGAGCTGATACATGGTCTTTTCAAGGTTTGTATCAAGTGACTGCTGTACGCTGTCCTTTTCTTCCAACATTGTCTCAATATCTGTGATCTTTTTTTCCTCGTCCACATCTTCTTTAAGCTGCTGGATCTCTGACTTGCTCAGATCCGGTGTCAGTACCTCGTTTACTTCATCCGGCAGCGACAGCATGATCGATAATTTGGCATATCCAAATCCCTGATATTCTGCTTTGAGTTCCGGTGCGTATCCGCCCTCGGAGAACTTATCATTGATGTTCATGAATCTGGATACCTGCGTCTTATCGATCCCGTATTCTGCCTTGGCAAATTCTACGACATTCTGATAGCCGGATTCCGCTAAAATTCTGGTATCGCGCGCCACTTTTAACAGATATCCGATACGGACAAATCCCTCCGCGGTCTTTTTTAACTCTGTGTCAAGCTCCTGCTTGTATTCTGCATAATTTCTGTATTCGATCACTTCGTTCATCACATTGCCTCCATAAAATCATTTTCCAGTGCATCCACCAGCAAGGTTCCCTGTAATCTTCCATGCCAGATCAGCTTCTTTTCTTCTCTTAACTGCTTATATCCATCTTTTCTTGCCTTGTCGCTCTTTTCTGCCAGTTTTTTATCTTCTGCCGACAGATTTTTCTTTACCCACTGCTGCCACTTTCTCAAAAACGGAAGTGCATCATCAAGATTTTTATATGCCTCATTCAGCACTGACTTTTTCTGTCTTATATTTCCTCCCGGCTCAATCTCCAGTGTGTACCACGGCACATCCGGCTTATCTGTCCTCCGCAGGAATAGCAGATATGTCTCCCTGATATCCATCCGCTGAAAATAAATGTCGCATGTGTGGATGCAGTGTTTTAAAACAATGCCTTCCTCGTAAACGTCCCTAATGCTTTCTGGTGATACGATGCAGTATCTGCCGTCACTGTATTCATATTTTTTCAGTTCCCCTGATTCCAACAGTTTCTTTGCATTTTTGAATTTCTTTTCCTTTTCCCGGATCTCTTTTGCTGAATCCTTAAGTGATATCCTCGCCACCAGTTCATTGTGTGCCACTGTGAGGTCTTTCGGTTTTAAAAGCAGTTCTACCGTGCAGTCCATTTTCATTTTCTGCATCATGTCCACATAATCGCACCAGTCACTCCACAGATAACGCATATTCTCTTTTCTTCCAAGTGATCTTCTGTACTCCTGCTGTTTTCTCAGATAGTTGCAGACTTTGTGTATGGATAGATATTGAAAAGGATTTTTGCGTTTTGTGTCTTCCGGGTAGATGTCTGCCTCGCATAAGGTCCTGATGTCTTCATCCTGGTATATGGTGTTATTTCTCTTTTCTTCCTGCAGCCACTTCAAAATCTTTCCGTCCCCATTTATATCCTTTAGTCTTTTTAACCTCCCCTTATCAATGCAGAGCATCTTTCCAAGTTCATGTGCATTTTCATTTTTCTGTGTTTCTTTGTACGCCCAGTCGCTCAATATATATTTTCCAAGCTCTGTAAGTCCTGCTTTCATGCACATTTCTATCAGCGGTCTCTTTTTCTCCATCACCAGATAACGCCCTACATCCTCTGAACATCCACTTTTTACTGCAATCGGATATGATGACTTTGAAGTTTTGAAAACACTCGAAATATTTCTTGTATATATTCTCGTATCATCTGTTGGTATAAAATCTATATTTATCGCATACCAGCATGTTCTCCGTCTCTTATACTCTCCGTATTCATAGGTTTTGATTTCGTTTTCCCGTACAATCTGTCTGTGTGTCTCTATTTCCCAGAATTTACACTCATTTACATTTTTAGTGTCTGTTACATCCCTTCGCCCTGCTACAAACCTGCGCTGGATAAGTCCATCTTTATACCGCTGGATGCAGGTAAACGCTTTGCCTCTCGTTCTTATGTCGTTTCTTTTTTTTGCGCGTGAGATATAAGTTACAAGTTTATGACATACCGGGCATTTTCCCTGCATATGATGTTTAGGTACTATTTTAAGCGGCACTGTCTTCAGACATGATGTACAGTAACCCGTCTTTGCCCCTGCACCTTTATAGTAGATAAAATTGCTACCCTCAAATCCATTGTGCTGATACCAGTCTCTAAAACCTTTTGGTGGCTCTCCTATCTGTTTCATTACTTCATCCCACTTATCTATCTGCTCATTTATCCTCTTATCTTCCCGTCTTCTTTTACAACTCTGCTGCCATTCCATGATCCCGGCGCTTCCTGCATGCTTGGTTCCAAGCAGTTTTTTTATCGTATATATGCCTCCAGCATTAAAATACATGTATGTATCGTATTTTCTGTTATACCAGTAACCTTCTTCCAGATTATCGATCATTGCTTTACGCCACTTATACGTTCCGTCTTCCTGTCTCTCTCTTGTGGTATAGCTTTCTCCCTCATAATTGATGAAAATATCCCATTTTGGTTTCAAGATATCCTTCTCGATATCCTCTCTCGTGCAGATTGAGACTTTTAATATTCCATCTAACTGCTGACATCTTGCAGCTACCCAATACTTGTATTCATGTACTTTTTTAGACCAATCTTTCTTTTCGCCCGGCATTTTCAATGCGTCTATCATGCTCTTTGTCGCGTTCAGTGTCCGGAGCTTTTCCAGTTCTTTTTTATTCATTCTGCCACCTTCCCATCTACGCCATAAAATACATTTTCTTCAATTCCGTCCGTTCCCACCTCAAATACTCCGGCGTCTGTTATCTCTCCATTACTGTCTTCTTTGGCAATGTAAAGCATATCGCCCTTCTTTCCCTTTGCCTTTGGGTGTTTTCCTCTTACGAGCACATGACCTGTCCCTGCCGCATTTCCATTGTCTTTTCTTACAACTGAATCATCTTCTGCTTTTGGATGCTGCGACATCCAGATAAGTCCTCTCGTGTACATCTCTGCTTTTGATATCTCTCTCAACAGAGTGATCTCCGGTGCTGATATCCTGCTGTTAACACCATCCTCGTCAATGTTTCCTCCAAGTTCTACCAGAAAATAACGGTCATCCGGCTTATCATAATAACTCAATACTCCCAGTGGGTTATCTGTTGCGTGGAATCCGTCCCGTCCGCAGTGTGCACTTTCTTCTGTATACTTCACTCCCTGCTTATACTGGAATGTTCCTTTTCCCATTGTGCAGGTGAGATCACTATGAAATCCTTTATAAGCAAGCATCTTTTTATTCTCCTAAGTAATATTTTCTGGCTATATCTCTTACCTGTGCCCTGTTTGGTATGCCAAGGTAAAGCGGACCTCTGAAATTTTCCAGCTTTCCATTATGATTTACTTTTGTAATCTTAATGATTTCATCATTTACCTGTACCTTGTTCTCAAAAGCAAACTGTATCAGCTTCGCCATGCATTCTTTTAAACTTTTATCCTTTTTTCTGACTGCTGCACATAAAGCTTCATTTTCTACACATTCTTCTGCCACAGTATCTTTCCAGTCTTCCATGATGCCTGCAATCTTCAATTCTTCACTTTCCACCTTTAATTTCCCGATTGCTGCCATCTGCTTGCTCGCCAATTCTTCCACGTCTCCTGCTGCATAATCCTCTGCATCATACTCACTCAGACCATTTTCCACTGCCAGAACCTTAAGGCTCTCAATATCTCCCTCTGCTTTCAGTCCTTCTGCGGTTGCATTTAATTCTTCTGCGGAGTCAAATTCTCCAAATCTTTCAAATAATGCCATAATTTATCTCTCCTTCATCTTGATCTCTTGCCACAAACTCTCGGTATAAGCGTTTCTTTGGTTTAATAAAATTCTGACCAGATTTCCCTGCATGAGCCTGTCCAGTTCCTGCCACTTATCCCGGTTTTTTATCTCGTGACCGTCCGACCTCGTCCAGTCGTTCTGTTTCCAGCGTTTTACATACTCTGCATCCTCATATCCGTTGTAGAGGTACTTGGATTCCGTGTAGATGGTCAGTATACATTTTTCCCGCATCCGGTGTAGTGCCATGATCAGAGCTTCCAGTGTCGAACAGTTCTCATTTTGCTGTTGCACCGGTACAACTTCCTTGATTACCGCCGGGTACTTGCTGTTTTCTTTGTAATATTCCAGCGCATATCCTATATGTCCGTCCTGCTGCCATCTGCCCCTGATCCCGGTCACTATGTAAATGCTCACTTCTTTCATCCGCTGTCGCCTCTTTCCAATGGTTTTATTCTTATCTCCGTGTAACGCAGATAAGATAAGCCTGTGTATTTATTAACTCCGCACACCACGCTTTCCGGATCGATGTAATATCCCGGTGTCGGCTCTGGTCCATTTTTTATGATTTTTCTGACCGTCCATCTGTAGTACTTTTTTCGTTCCGGTTCTTTTGTGACCAGATTTTTTGAACATGAATATGTGGAACACTCTTTTTTCTCCTCCGGTGTAAATAGTGATAGCTGCTCGTTTCCATCCTCGTTTTCGTCTGGCAGTGGTTTTGTAATATAATTTGCCAGACGACGGAAATCTCCATCCTCATACAATGGTGTGAAATTCACATATCCGTGTTTCTTCCAGTACCTCTGGATCAGTTCATCTGTTGCCGGCTCTCCGCGTATCTTATTCACTACAATGTGTATATGTATTCCGCCTTTTTTTCCTATCTCGATACGCATGATCCATAAAAGCTGATTCCCCCTCTTTTTGTACGCCCTTCTCATGTTCTGCCAGAAATTAGTCATTATCTTTTTTATCTTCTGCAATGACATTCTTGTGCCCTCTGGGAAAGTCAGTGTTGTCCAGAGATCTCCTTCGTAGAAATTCCATCTGATCTTTCTCCACACTTCTCTCTCTTTCTTCCACTGGTTCTGTTTTTTAATCTGCTCCGGAGTGGCTTTCTTCTTTTTCTGTCTCTTCTCTCCCTTCGCTCCGTATTTTCCCTCCCATTTATACTCAATGTCATTGCTGTTTAAAAACTCGTATGTGTCCTTCCAATACATGTCTACCTCTAAATGTTTCTAAGTTTAATATACTTATATTGTTAAATAGACCGGGTGAAAATCCCCGTTTTCCTTGCATTTTCAGGCTTTTTGTGGTAATATAATTACAGAGTTTATGCGTGAAAACAAAACTCCTGCGATTAAGAAATGGCCGTTTCTTAATCGCTTTTTCTTTTTACCAATGCCATGACATCCTCATACGTCATACGCTGCATGTCAAAGCCTCTCCTGATGCACTCAAACCCTGCCCTGATACATTTTTCTTCGCTGAACAGTCCTTCTATCGGTTCGTCTCCCTGCCTGTCTCCGAAAAGCTCTGTGCGCTCTTTCTCCGGCAGCCGTATGAACACTGCGACTATCCCTGCCCTTTCCCTTGTCAGCTTTGCTTCTGCATATTCCTTTTTTCTGTAATGATGCTGGAATATGTCAGCCTGCAGGATCAGCTTTCTTTTTAGGTCTGCATCCTGTATCATCTGGTCCACCTGCTTTCCTGAATGCTTCCTTCACTTTTTTCTCGTTGAACATCTCTAAGAGCCTGTCCAATGCTTCCCTGTCCATCTCAATGAACCCAGCAACGAACACTGTGTTTATGTATGTCCACTTTGCCTTGCAGTAATTGCCTGCTGCCATCTCCTGCTCGAATCTGTTCGGCTGTTTGAAGATCTTTTCCACAACCTCAGTCACGGTCAGCATAGAACACCTCCGTTCTCATAAGGTATTTAAAACCATATAATCGTTCTGTATTAAATTCTTTCTCCACTTCTTTATACATGGTCAGATATTCTTCGTCTGTGATTACTTTCATGCCATTCATCAGCACAAGCATTCCTGTTAATTTGTGCCGGTATTCCTCGGTATATTCTGCCTTGATCTGAGCAGCAACCTTTATTTCGCTTAAACATTTGAGGAAAATAGCGAACCATGTTCTATATTCCGCTATCATTTTTTCTTTCATACTCAATCCTCATACTCTCTGAATCTCGGTTTGAAGCCCCAGCAAAACATTAACAGTCCGACGACCGCACTTATCAGAAGTCCTGCTGTTCCGCACACTGCAAATGCTATCAGTCCAATCCAACCAATCAAGTCTCGCATGTCTCTTCCCCTTTCCATACATAGCCTGTATATTCCCAAAAAAGTTTTGGAGATATGTATGGATTACACCTTGTCCCATTTCTTGGACACGATCCGATTGGAAGCCATCCTTGTTCAATTCCTTCTCTTACATAGGTCTCTGATTTTCCCATTACCTTTGCAGCAACACTTGTTGGTACACCGCCGATTCCAAACTCTGGCACCTGCATATTAGAAACCAGTTCTCTAGCGATTTTTTCTACGGTTGCATTTTCTATAGTTTTGTTTTCCATAAATTCTTCCAGATTCATGATTTATTTTTTCTCCTTTCAAGCGGTGACAATTTGTCGCCATTTCATTACTGCTGTACCTGCAATTTTTTCTCGTCTTCCTGCTTCTGGTGTGCGATCGCCATTCCTTCGCCAAGACCTAACAGATAACTCTTGTCGCTCTCTGCCAGCTTCGGGATCAGCTTTCCAAAAGTTTCTAAGATCTGTTTTTCTTTCTCTGACATATGTGTCACCTCTTTTCTCTTTCCTTTATATGTGGTACGCTCTCCTTACAGGACGTTGCACCGTCCGAGTATCTGCGAAAGGAGATTTTCTATGACTGTAGATTTAGATTCCACTGATATTATGTTTATCTATGGAACATTCAAAAAGAAGCTTGCCGAACTTGACGTAATAGCTTCTCGCCCAGACTGTCCTTTTGATAAGCAATCCATTGATCAGCAGAAAAAATTATATTTATCTGTTACAGATAAGCTTGGTCAGCAGGTTCCAAATTTACTAAAGATGGATAATTATCTCTAATCAGAAGCCTTTGTCTCTTCAAAGGCTTCTTTCCATCTTTCCATTTCTGCCAATGGCGGTTTAAACTTCTCAATTGTTATTACAAAAATGTCCTTTCCGATTAAAACTCCCCTTGTGTAGAAGTCTTTTCCTTTCAATATTGCTTTAATTAAAATTTTCCAAAACATATTTCACTTCGCTTTCTCCTTTCTGTTTGCTTGATTTGTTGTTGATAGCACAATAATATGTCTTGTTAACACATTTGTCAATACATTTTTGTTGTTTTTAGCACTTTTTGTTGCTTATAGCACTTTTTATGTTGACTTTTTTATTTGTACGTGCATATAATTGAGAAAAAAGAAAGGAGGAGTGCTTAATGAATGATCGTTTAAAGAAATTAAGAAAAGCCTT